CTTAAGTCCCTAGCACCCACTGTTGCTGAAGCTGCGGGCGGTCCCCTCGCCGGAATGGCGGTCAAAATGGTGGCGTCCAAGATGGGTGTGCCGGAAGCAAGTGCCGAGAAAATAGAAGAAATTTTAGAGACGCAGCCTGAAAAAGCTGTATTGGTAAGAGAAGCTGATCAAGACTTCAAGACCAAAATTAGAGAGATGGAAATCGACTTAGAGTCTTTTAAGACCGAAGTTGAAGACAGGAAGGACGCAAGAAAGACTTTTGGCGATGATCCTGTTCCAAAGATATTTGCTATGGTTGCGCTAATCGGTTTTCTCGGATACGTCTTCATGGTCACAATACAGCCTCCTGACGCTAACGATGACGGAGTAGTTAACCTAATCCTAGGTTATTTAGGTGGACTTGTTTCAGGCATATCTGCTTATTTCTTCGGCGGCAGCAATGGAAAAAAATAAAATGAAAAAGCTTCTTGAGATGTTAAAGCGTCACGAGGGTGAAGTAGTCACCAACGGCAGGCACGTAGCTTACAAATGCCCTGCCGGGTACTGGACGGTGGGTGTTGGCCGGAATGTGGACCCCAATGGGGGGATAGGTTTGTCTCAAGAAGAAGTTGATATGCTTCTTGAAAACGATATTACCAGAGTAATCAAAGAGTTGGCCTCAGAATACCCGTGGTTTAATGACCTTGATGATGTCAGAAAAGATGCTATGATTGACATCAGTTTTAACCTCGGAGCTACGCGTTTGCGTGGTTTTCGACGCGCATTGGCTGCGATGGAAGCAGCTAAATACAAAGAAGCCAGCACCGAATTCTTAGACAGTAAATGGGCCAAGCAAGTGGGTGGCCGTGCTTTGGAGCTAGCAGATATGATCGCCAGTGGCGAATATGCGCTATGAGGTTAGAAAATGCCGTTACAGAAACTACAGTTTAAGCCCGGAGTTGACCGCGAGAATACTCGCTACGCAGCCGAAGGCAGTTGGTACGAGACCAACAAAGTGCGTTTCAGACGAGGTATGCCTCAGAAGATCGGTGGGTGGGTGCGCCTGTCCAGTGCTACTTTCCTTGGCATCTGCCGGTCCATGCTTAATTGGACCACTTTACAGCAACAAAATCTTGTATCTGTAGGTACTAACCTCAAGTACTACATCGAGCGCGGTGGAGCGTACTTCGACATTACCCCCATCCGTGCCACGGCTACTCTGACTAACCCGTTTACCACTACTTCAGGCTCTGCAACGGTTCTTGTTACTGATGTTGCCCACGGTGCGCTCCAGAACGACTTTGTTACGTTTAGCGGGGGAACTGCGGTTGGCGGGCTTACCCTAAACAACGAGTACCAGATTAGCTTTGTAAGTGAAGACACCTACACTATTACCGCTGAGACTACCGCTTCTTCTACCGCTACGGGCGGTGGCACTGTTACTGCGGCATACCAAATCAACACGGGCAACGAGATTGCAGTGCCTTTTACTGGGTGGAGTGCGGGTACTTGGGGGGCGAATACATGGGGTAACAGCGGTTCTACACTTGCTCCTATGCGGCTTTGGAGTCAGGCTAACTTCGGTGAAGACTTGTTCTTTACCTACCGTGGCGGTGAGCTTTTCTACTGGGATGCGAGCAATGACTTAACTACCCGAGCTGTGTATGTTACCTCGTTAGGTGGTGCGTCAGACGTTCCTACTATAGTCAACAAGGCGTTTGTGTCTGATATCTTTCGGTTTGCATTCTGCTTTGGCGCAAACGATCTGGGTACTAGCACGCTGGACCCCATGCTTATCCGTTGGTCTGACCAAGAAGATGTAGCTAACTGGACGCCTGCGGCTACTAACCAAGCCGGTAGCCTACGCCTGTCACGTGGTAGTGAGATCGTAACTGCTATACAAGCGCGTCAGGAAGTACTGATTTGGACCGATACGGCCCTCTACGGCTTGCAGTATCTAGGTGCTCCAGAGGTGTGGGGTGCGCAATTACTAGGCGACAACATTACGATAGCCAGTACTAACGCAGCGGTTTACTCAGGCAACATTGCCTATTGGATGGGCACAGATAAGTTTTACTCCTACGACGGTACGGTTAAGACGCTGCCTTGTTCGGTTAGAAGCTATGTGTTTAACGACTTTAACTTCTCTCAGTACGACCAAGTTGTTGCAGGTACTAACGAGCGGTTCGATGAGATTTGGTGGTTCTATTGTTCTGCGGGGGTAACGCAGAATGACCGTTACGTGGTGTACAACTACCTGCAAGACGTTTGGTACTACGGCACGCTTGCACGCAGTGCTTGGATCGATGCTGACCTACGGGAAAACCCTATGGCCGCTACGTACAGCAACAACTTGGTTAACCACGAAGTGGGCTACGACAGCCAAGAAGGGGCAACAGCAAGTGCCATTACAGCTACACTAATATCCTCTGAGTTCGACTTGGATGACGGCGATAAGTTTATGTTTGTTAAACGAATGTTACCTGACGTAACGTTTGAGGGTTCTACGGCTGATAGCCCTGCGGCTACTATGACTCTATCTCCAATGGAGAACTCTGGTTCTGGGTATAACAACCCGCTATCAGAAGGGGGCAACAGCAGTGCTACGGTAACTCGTTCAGCCACAGTGCCTATTGAGCAGTTTACAGGGCAGGTCTTTGTGCGAGTACGTGGTAGGCAGATGGCGTTTAAGCTTGAGTCTACTGAAATAGGTGTGGCTTGGAAGCTAGGTATACCACGACTGGATATGCGCCCTGATGGTAGGAGGGGCTAGTGGCACAAGAAAGGCTCGTACAGAAGGTTCAAGCGCCTGCACTGCCTATACCCAAGGCCGGACCACTTAAGCAGTATCTGGACGACCTGAACAACATCCTGCGCCTGTTCTTTAACCTGCTAGCTAACGCGGTTAACAACGTATTTGGGGAGCAGGGTGGACGATTTGTAGAGTCTCCGAACGCTAAGTTCTTCTCTACTACAGACCAGAATGCCGCTCTTGTAGGCACAGCGTACGCATTGCAGTTTGAAAACACGTATTTAGGCGAGGCCATAAGCATAACAGGAACACCGAAGACGAGAATAACCCCCCTTTATTCAGGGGTTTACAACTTTGAACTTTCGGTAGAGTTGACCAGTACTAATGCTAACTCTAAAGAGTTGTCCTTCTGGGTACGCAGAAGCGGTGTAGACATAGCAAATACTGGTAGAATGCACGTAGTGGCGGGGTCTGGCGGCGTAGACGACTTTGAATACAGCTTTACCATAGACCTAACAGCAGGGCAGTATATAGAACTTATGTGGGCAACAGACGATACAGGCATAACAATTGATTATCAGGCGGCTGCAAGTCCCCGCCCTGCCGTGCCGTCCACCTTATTAACCGTAGTTTTTGTGTCAGCGTTGCCAGAAACGTTACCGACACCGTAGGTTTAGTATGGTTAAAAAATCTAACAGAAGAGGCAATTCCCTAGTTACCAATGCTCCGCCTACAGGGCGTACAACAGGAGCAAGTGGCGGGTTTGACATAGTAGACGGGGTTGCTGTCCCTGAAGATCGTTCTGTAAGAAGGTTTGACGGCGCCGAATTAAGCAGTCGTTTTTCAACTTCTATAGGGGGTTTCGGCACGCTAGCCGGCGGGGGACGTGACCAAAGATACACCGGAGATGCTTCCATTACTGCCCCTATCTCTTTGCAGGGGGCATATAATGACATTAGTGGTCTGTATGGTGGAGATGCCTCGCAAGCTGCGTTTGATCAAGCTGCTCAAGTTGATTTAGTTAATCAGTTACCAAGCACAGAAGAAAGAGGGGCAATTTTAGGAGAGGATTATCCATTTGCTAATCAGGCTCTCGGAACTACAGAAGTTACTCAGGATACCGTTAATGAAATTCTTGCTGGAGCTATAGCAGCCCGTCAAGAAATTATGGGAGACACTGATTTCCCTACAAGAGAACAAGAGTTAGCTGTACAAGCAGCGGTTGCTGATCTTTTTACTGATGCGGGTATTGGAGTCGATCAAAGCACAATTAATCCGTACAGTTTAGAGGGAGATTCTCTTGGTCGGTTTGTAGACCGGATTACAGTTGTAGATGAAACTGTTGAATCTAGCAGTTCTAGCGGTGGTGCTGCTAGTTCTGATGCTGCTAGTTCTACCGTTTCTTCTACCGATCCTTCTACCGTTTCTTCTACCGATTCTTCTACCGATTCTTCTACCGATTCTTCTGCTGCCGATGCCGCCGCCGCTACAGGTGGAGAGTCTATTACGTTGGAAGACCTTGTTGCGTATTTACTAGACATACCTACAGGAAGTAATGCTGCTAGTTCTGATATTGATGGGGGTTTTGGCGAAGGAGACGGGACCGAAACGCTAATAGCTCAACTAGAAGAAGCCATAGCGACGGAAACTGACCCCCTTTTAAAAGCAAAGTTAGAATTAGAACTTGCAAAATATAAAAACCAACCGACGGAAACGTTAGAAGCAGAAGTGGCAAGGTTAGAAGCTGAGGCTGCGTCTTTTATTTCAGGAAACCCCACCCAAATTGGGGGTAACACAGTATTTACTACTGACACTTCCGGGCTTAGCGACGATGCTAAAAACGTTACTTTAACTTCGGGTCAAGACATTACAATTATTGATAATGGCGACGGGCAGCCTGCGGTAAACGGCAATACTACAGT